ATACTCAGTGGGCTGGTCGTCAGTTAATGGTTGGTCTAACCATGCCTCTGGCAATGCTTGGATCATATGCAGCAAAGGCTTTCAAGGAAATGGAAGCAGCGGTAGTTAAGTTTCAGCGTGTATACGGAGATATATTTACTGATAGCGCAGCAACAGATGTTGCAGTTGAAAATATTAAAAGAATTGCAAATGAGTATACAAAGTTTGGAGTTAGCGTAACACAAACAATGGAAATGGCAGCAACCGCTGCTGCAGCAGGTTTTCAAGGAACTGCGCTTAATGCTCAGGTAAGAGAAGCAAACAAATTAGCAGTTCTTGGTCAAGTTGAACAACAGCAGGCATTAGAGACAACTATTTCTTTACAGAATGCATTTGGTTTGTCGACTGAAGATCTTGCAAAGAAGATCGATTTTCTTAACGCAGTTGAAAACCAGACAGTTCTTTCTATTGAAGATTTAACAATTGCAATTCCTAAAGCAGCACCAGTTGTAAGACAACTTGGTGGAGACGTAGAAGATTTAGCATTCTTCCTTACAGCAATGAAGGAAGGTGGAATCAACGCATCACAAGGTGCAAACGCACTTAAGTCTGGACTTGCCTCTATGATTAACCCAACCAAGAATACATCAGAGATGCTTGCTAAAATGGGTATAAATATTAACGCTGTTGTAGAATCAAATAAGGGAGATCTAAAAGGTACCGTACTTGGCTTTGCAAGAGCACTGGATGAATTAGATCCACTTAATCGTGCACGAGCAATCGAGCAACTTTTTGGAAAGTTTCAATTTGCAAGAATATCAACACTATTTCAAAACGTAGTAAAAGAAGGTTCACAGGCATCACGAGCACTACAATTGTCTGGTGCATCACTTGAAGAACTAGCAATTATCTCTGAGCGAGAAATGGGAAAAATTGAAGATTCTGTTGGATTTAAGTTTCAGGCAGCAGTAGAACAGTTTAAACAAACAATTATGCCAATAGGAAAAGAATTCCTAGAGGCACTAACACCAATTGTTAAGTTTATTGGTGGACTGTTTGAAAAGTTTAACAATCTATCAGATGGAACAAAAAAGTTTGTAACAATAGTAACAACGTTAGTAGCAGGAATTGGACCAATATTCCTTATGACATTTGGTTTGCTTGCAAATGGCCTTGCTAACTTAATTAAGTTGTTTGCACTAATTAGAGGTGGAATGGCAAAGTTAAATGGCCAAAATAAAGTTCTTGGTGGTGGATTTGATTATTTAACACAGCAGGAAATTGAAAACTTAGCATCATCAAATGCATTACATGGTTCACATCAAAAACTTATTCAGGTATTTAATGTTGAAAGCACAGCGCTACAAAAACTTGCAGGATCATATGCAAACGCTGCTTCACAGGCACGTGCACTTGCTACATCTTCTCCTGGGCTGTTTGCTTCTCCAGGGGCAACAACTGCGGTTGCTGGACTTCCAGGTGGAAGAACAAGACCAGTTAGAAAATATGCTGATGGAGTTTTGCAGGTACCAGGTCCAAAGGGTGCAGGAGATATTCAACCAGCATTCCTTGCTCCAGGTGAAGCAGTAATTCCAGCAGACGTAACAGCAAAGAATATTGGTTTCTTACATGCAATGATGGCTGGTAAGACTCCTGGATATATGGCTGGAAAGATTCCAGCAAGACCTAAGTTCCATGCAAAACCTGATGAAACACAGTCAGGTGCAAAGATGATTGGTATGCCAAAATCTATTGCACAAGTTACACAGTCAAGACAGATTGCTGATCGTATTGCAGAGTCAGTTCAAAAGAGTCAGTTTGGAAAGGTTCCACCAACAGATTTTGGAACATTGTTACAAGGAACTTCTGGAAGAAGTTTTCCTATTCCAAATGTAGGCGGAGTATACAGAAAGCCAAACGGAGAAGTTGTATTCGTAAAACCAGCAGTTGATGCAACATCAGCACTAGCAGAACAACGTGCAACAATTATTGCAAGAGAAGCACACGGACTTAGTGCACCAAAGCAAACAATCAAAACAATGATGGACCCAACAGATACAACTGGTAAGAGAAAGTTAATTGTACTTGAATCACCATATGATCCTAAATTAGCAGAAGCAAGTGGCAAGTTTACAAAGAAGCAAATGGTTACACAACTTGTTGCATCACTTCTTCGTGGAGACAAAGATTTATCAAAGTCAAATGTGTTTGGAAATACACTTGCAGATGTTGGTCCAGCAGGAGTATTTGGAAAGGCTTCTGGATTTAGAGACATTCAGTCTGCAATGCCTTCAATGAAGGATCAGGCAATGATTAATCTTCTTGGAGTTAAGGGCGGAGCAAGAAAAGACTTTGCTCTATCTACTGCAGACATAGCAAAGAAGATGACCCCACAAGAGTACAACTCTGCAATTAGCGGAGAGATTGCAAAGGTACTCCCAAAACTTAAAAATACTGTTGGTGGAATGAACCTTTCATCTGCAGAAGCAGCCCCATATAACGCAATGATTGCAAGACTTGAAGCAGGACAAAAAGTTAACTGGGCTGACTTCCAAAAGATACACGCATCTGCAGGATCTCCAGTAAAGAAACTTATGGCTGGTTTTATTCCAGAACTATCTCCAGTAGCAAAGAGCCAATCACAAGTTGAGATGCAAAAGTTTTTTGATTGGGCTGATAAGCAGGTAGAATCATCAAAACTAGATGGAACATTTAAGGGCAGATGGAAGAAATCAACAGGACCAGCATTCAGACAAAGTTTGATGGAAAAGATGATTTATGATCCAAATAGCAAAACATTCTGGACAAATCAAGGTGGAACAAATGGAGTTAACCTTGAGCGAATGCAAGAAAGATTCAACTATCGTTTCGGTATTGCACCTGATCCAAAGAGTGGAAAGTATGTAAAATCTAATCTATTTAACATCAATAAATTCTTGAGCAATGTTACTTCAGGTGGAGCATCCAAGCGTGGTGGAGATATTGGTGCCAATAACTCAAAGGCAAAGATTGTATGGAATGATATTAAAAAGGCTGCAGCAGATCCTGGCGGAATAAAGTCAGACAAGACAATAAGAAAGTATACAGACTTCCTTGCAAACATGAAGGATGCAGCAGGAAATGAAACTCAGTTAGCAAAAGACTTAAAGTCAAAGGATCTTGGTGTTCGTAAGGCTGCAATGGAAAGCATCGATAAGATGTTTAAATTTGATGCATCTCACGCACAGGCAGTTAGAGTCTATGACAGTTTAGATGATGCTGCAGCAGGTAAATCAAGACCAGCAGCAAAGTCAGAAAAATACTCTATGGGAACAATGGGTCCAGACTATAGAGTTGTAAATGAATATGTTAAAACAAATGATCCTCAGAATAAATCTAGATTTGAGAAAATTTTAGACTGGAACAATAAAAGTGGCAACCCGCTAGGTCTTAATGCATCACAAACAAGTAGTATTCAGGCTGCTATTCAGTCAATCGTAAAACAAGAGAATCACCCGTTTGAGCCACAGAACCAAAGACATGTTAAGGCACTTGCAGAACTTGAAATAAAGGCAAGAGACATGATGACAACAAATCCATCACAGTCTAAGGGCCTATCATTCTTAAGCAAGAATCCTGGCGCATACATGAATGCAAGACTTGTTAACGAGGTAATGTCTGACAGAATTGCAGACTCATCTTGGTTTAAGAGAATGAATGCAAAAAAGATGTTTATGAATACAGACATTCTTGATGAAAAGGGAAGACCAGTACGTGGAGGATTGGAAACTGTAAGAAAGTCAGAATATTATCGTGATCCAAAAACTGGACGATTTATTCCTTACACTGGACAGAATACAATTCCAGTATCAACTGGTAGAGTAACTGGCAAGGGAACTGAAACTAGAACTCCAGATACCACAAAGACTGGTGGAGGACCGACAGCAACAAGATCACAGGCAAGAACATTTGCTATTAGACGTGATGCGGGAGATCCAAGGTTCCAAGGCCTAGGCACAGAATCTGGATTAAGCAAGGCAGCACAAGGAAGAGTTACTAATGCTGTTCAGGAACAAGCACGACTATTGAAGGCAAGAAATAACCTAACCAAGCAAGAAATTAGTCAGGCTCTTTCACAGTATAGACGAAGAGTGGTTGCTGCTGAAATTGAAAAAAGCAATAATGTTTCACAAGAAAAAAGAATGCGTGAGCAAGCAAAAGCAGAAACAGCCAAACTAACAAATGCTAAGGATGCTGCAAAGCGAGAGGCTGTCGAAAAGAGAATGGCCCGTCAGGAAAAAGTTGGCAGATATTCAGGTGGAACAGCAGGTGCCCTTGGTGGTGTAGCAATGGGAGCAATGATGACTGGTGCCGACTCTAAGGTCACTGGAGGCCTATTTGCGGCCTCTGCACTTGCAGGCATGGCTCCAATGTTAACTAACCCATATATTGCTGCAGGAACGGCTGTACTGGCTCTTGCTGGATCTGTATGGATTGCAGAAAAAGCCAATAAGTCAGCAGCCGAAAAAATATCAAGGTTTACAGATGAAACATCTGCAACAACTGAAAAAATGAAGTCTATTGGAGAACTTACTGGAAAAGTCGGGGCTTCAGAACTATATGCACGAAAGAGATCCACATCAGTATCTGATAGATATACTACTGGATTTGAAAGAGGAAAGCAGCAGTTTGGTGCAACCTTTGTAGAATCAGAAACTGGTAAGTCTATTGTAGAGTCATTTACAAAAGATATGGTGACTGGTGGAAATAATGCTGTTAAGAAAATATCTTTACAACTTGCTGCCTATGTTTCAGATGGAATAATGAGTGCAGAACAGGCCCATTCAGTTGCAAGCCAAATTGGAATTAATTTAAATAATCAAACTGTAACTTCTCAGATAAGTGGTGAAATTCTTTCACTTATTGGTCCAGGTGGTGTAGACCTACTTAAAGATCCGCTAACTGTAAGAATGAACTTAGTTCAAGAGCAAATTTCTAGCACATCAATGAGCACAGAGGATTATGCTGCTGCTGGAGTTCCAGTATTTGATATGGGGGCTCAGGATGATATTCAAGAGGCTGCATCCAACTACTTTGATGATTACATTGCATTGTTTACAGAAACTGGACCAGAAAGAATTGGAGCAGCACTAGGTTCATCCTTTGCTCAATCTTTCGAGTTTAATCAATCTCAGGCAGATTCATTTGCTAAATATTATGATGATCAGATATTGATATTACAAAAACAAAAGTTACAAACATCTGAGGTTTCAAAGCAAAAAGTTATAACTGATAAAATTCTTGAACTAGAAGGAAAAAGAAATTCTGGCCTAGAGGCATTTAAGAAAAACAATCAGGCAATATTAGATACCGCAAGTAAGGCTATTGGTGCACTACAAAACAGTAGTCCAGGAACAAAGGCACTTAAGACAGCCTCACGAACACAACTATTAGACAAGTACAAGGGTGGGCCAGAAGAGTTAGCATCAGTTGTTCTTGCAGAGAAAACTAAAAAATTAGACACAGATCTAGAGATAAAGATTAATGCTGTAGCAGGAAGTGGAATTGTCGGTCCAGACGCATTAAGTAAAATGGTTGACATGTTTGGAACAGATGCAAAGGGACAAGCAGCAATCCGCAGAAATCTAGATTTGGCAATCACAAAGCACGACCCAGGAAAAGTTCAGCAGTTGCTTCTACAACTTGGAACATTCAAAAACGAAAAAACAAGTAGAAAAATTTTTGTTGCATTAATGAAAAAAGATCCAGCAAAGTTTGATAAACTTGCATCAACAATTGCACTTATGCAAAAGATGGACACCAAGGAAATCAATTTAGAAGCATTCTTTGAATCAGAGGATGCCATTACAAAACTAGAAGACCTTCAGTTAAAACTTGAAGAAGTCGAAAACATGCCAACTCCAATTACCACAGAAGCAATTGCTCTTATTAATACTGATGGAAATTCAAAAACTAAGGATATGAGTGCATTACTTGCTATTTGGGACCAATGGGGCAATCTTCCAGATGAAACAAAAAAGACTGTTATTCAAGAGTACATTGCAATATATTCAACAATTGATGATGAAGCAGCACTTAACAGCATAAAGACTAGAAATCCAAAAGCAAGAAAAATTACACAAGCACAAATTAATGCTGAAAAAGGAAGAATGGCAGCAGAAAGAACGATGCAGGTTGTCAATCAGGATATTGCATCTGCCAAGGCTAACGGCATTGATGATGGGTCTAAGGATGGTTCAAAGAAGGAAGATCCAATCAATGACATTCTTAGAAGACTCAAAGAGGTAAGACTTGCGTCTGTTAATGCTGCTGGTGGCATTTCAGAATTATTTAAAGCAGTCGGAGATGGCAAAAAGGTAAAGGGCGTAATTGGTGATGTATTCAACGGAATGCAACAGCAGTTAACTAAAAAGGGCTCAAACCAACAGTTTATTGACTTCCTAACCTCTATGATTGGTGACCCAGCAGAACTTGGCAAGTACATGAAGACTGCTACAAAGGCTCCCAGCGGAAAGAACAAGGGTAAGGTTGTAGATCCATTTACTGGTAAGGTAATTCAGGGTGGCAAGGCTGGGGGTGTAGTTTTATCTGATAAGGGTAAAGCAGCACAAGCAGGGTTAGCAAAGGCTATTGGTGGAGACTACAATGCAGCACAACTTAAATCAATAACAAATGATAAAGATCGTGCCAAGGTCATGGAAAGAATTGCAACACTTGCAAAGACAAACAATAAGTTTGTTATTGATAATGCAACACTACAAAATATTTTAAATGACGAATACTATGTAACTGAAATTGCTGCTGGAAGAATTACAGACAAGGAACTTGAGACAAACACACTTCTTGCAAAGCAAGCAGAATTAAGACAAAAGATTAACGGTATTGTAACTGAAGGACTTTCTGCACAACAGGAAATTTCAGATAAGGGTCGAATTGGTGAACTTCTAAAGTTTATGAAGGAGACTACAGATCTTCCACAACTTTCTGAGAACGCTTTGCTTGATATGATTAAGAATCCAAATCAACTATCTGCTGCAATTTCTGCAATGGATATGTATAAGACTGGAATAGAAAAGGTTCCTGCAAGCCTACAGAAGGTTGTTGATGGACTTAATAATGTTCAGAAGAATGCTAAGATTCAGGGATACATCAATTTTGCATCACAAACAATGCCAGAGAAAATTTCTCAGGGAGCAGCAGCAGCACAAAATGTTTTAGGAGTTAAGGCACGTTTAAGAGAAAGAATGAACATGTCTGAACTCAGAAAGTATGGAACAAAGGCAAACCCTAGCATGGGAGAGACTGCCTATCAGAATGCACTAAAGGCAACTGGTGGTGCCTCATTGACAGGTGGCGGAAAGAGTTTGAGTCAGATTCAAGTTGCAAGACAAGGACTTGGATCCCAAATGAACCTTGTACAGGCAAGAGCAAATCAGATTCAAAGAGACATCTCTGCAAAAGAAGATGAACTAAATAAAGCAATAGAAGATAAGAATAAGTATTATGAAAAGTTAATCGACACCGAAAAGGATTCTATTGAGGCAAATGAGTCAAACCTTAAGAAGCAGTTTACAGACTTAATTGATGCAAAGCAAACAGAGTCTAATAAGTTAAGCAATGATTTAGCAATTATTAATCATCAAGAAGAAGAAATCAACAAGGTCTATGATGAAAGAATCAAGGCATTAAATGAAACACAGCAGATAAATCAAAGACTTATTGCTCAACAACAAACACAACTTGGTTTAGCAGATGCAATTACACAGGGTGACATAGCAGGAGCAGCCCGTGCTGCTCAAGAAATGCGATCACAGAGTGCAGCAGCATATGCAGAAGATACAACAAATGCTCTAACACAAGCAAGAGACAACCAGATCAAGGGCCTAAAGGGTGCAGAGTCTGGAATGACAAAGGAACAAATTGCAGAGCGTCAGTATCAAATATCTCAAGAGATTTATAAGTTAGAAACAAATCCTGCAAGACTTGCAATAGTCGCTGCAATAGAAGCATCACAGGCTAAGATTACTCAGTATGAAAAAGATAGATCTGTTGCACTCGATGGAATAAATGCTAAGTATGAAACAGAGGTTGCTAATTTAAATAAGGCTCTTGCTGCACAAACAAGCATCCTTGACTCATTAGAAAAAGAAGATGCAGCCCTTGCAGCACAAGAAGCAGAACTTATTTTGATTCTTGATAGTCTAACTAGCATGGATGACCTTGCTGGAAAAACGCTACAAGATTTTGAAGATATGGTTCTTAAGGCAGAATCAATGGCCACTGCTCTAGAAGAAGATATTGTTAAGGCAATGATGGCTATTGAGGCAGACTCGGCAAGTGCCTCTGGATCTTGGACAAACATTGTGGACAAGATTAACACACTTCCAGATTCAATTACTATTCAAAGCATTATAAATGAAGTTAGAAACATTACAGAAAATATTACAAGGTATATAACAACTATAGAAACTGGTGGTGGTTCAAGTTCAAGTTCATCAAGCAGTTCAAGTTCATCAAGTAGTTCAACAACATCTACTAGTGGTTCTACTGGGTCTACAGGATCCAAAGGAACTACAGGCTCTGCATCAGAGGCAAATGCAAAAACTGCAACTACTGCCCAAAATGCAGCAGCATCCGCAGCAACTTCAGCAGCATTAAGGCAACTTACATCTGGAGGATCTCTAAGTGCATCACAGAAAAAACTTTTGGGAATGTCTTCTGGAGGGCTAGTTCCCAAGTATTTCTCTCTTGGTGGATTTGCTAAAGGAACGGACATTGTTCCAGCAATGCTAACACCAGGAGAATTTGTAATGAGCAAGTATGCTGTAGACACATATGGAGTTGATAGAATGAAGGCAATTAATTCTGGATCAGACGCTTCCTCTTCAGTGTATAATTATGAGTTAGTAGTAAATGTTAAGTCAGATGCTAATGCAAGCGATATTGCAAACACAGTAATGGCTAAGATTAAGCAGGTAGACGATATGAGATTAAAGGGGAATAGATTTTAATGGCCACAAATCCTAATGCAGTTGCATACATGGCGGGTAGAAAGAAGTATGGAAGACCACAGGCAATGCTATGGTCAGAAAACTCTGGAACATTGTCTAATGGACTGTACATTCCAAATGGGTACGAAATAGGTGCAGACCCAGGAACACAGGTAGAAGATGAGTCATTAAACCAATTTTTAATTTTGTCTGATGACAATAGATCTGAAATAACTATGGATCAAGATAGAATAGAAAAACGTGAAAGAATGATTAATGGCAGAATGAGATCTTATCATGTTGCTGATAAACTGAAGATATCAACATCTTGGAACATGCTTCCATCAAGAGCATATGCTTTGTCACCAGAGTTTAACACAGCAGATGGTTCATCTGCATATAATGGGTTATATGGAAAACCAACAGGGGCAGATGCTCAATATACATCCGACGGTGGAGCAGGTGGAGTTGAGATGCTTGATTGGTATGAAAACCACAAGGGATCATTCTGGGTTTACCTGGCCTATGATAAGTATACTAATTTTGGCAAAGAAGATGCAGCCTATGGGCACTTAGCACAGTACAACCAAGTAATTGAAATGTTCTTCTCTTCATTTCAGTATACTGTCGTAAAGCGTGGAAACTCAAACTATGATTTTTGGAATGTCTCAGTAACACTGGAAGAAGCGTAATATGTTTCAAAATGATGAATTAAAAAATCACCTAGAAACTTCTTCAGTAGTTAGAACTCAGTCAGCAGTTGTTGCGGAATGGAATATGAATATTCCTAATAATATTAAGAAGATTGGCAACTATAGATATCGACCAGCAGACTCAACATCAATTTATAATAGTTTGATTAATAGTTTTGACATTAATGAAAATGAATCTTCTGCTGTTAAGTTTTATTATGGCGCTACAGATGCTGACATTCGTTTAGACGGTGGTGTTGATGATTTGGGTCAGCCAATTACTCTAACTCCCAAAAAAGACAAGGTAAAACTTTTTTACTCTTTAGAGAGTTGCTTTTATAAGTTTAGGCCTAGGTCTGGAATTAATAAGGCTAAATATTTAAGTAACTCATACATACATCACACAAATACCGCTATGGCTGATAGACCAAGATATTATATGCCAGATAAAGATGACTACTTTAAGTATTGGACATCTTACAGAACAGAAGACGGCATTGAATATGGAATATCAAATAAGGTAGTAAATGGTCAGCACTATATCTCAGATGCAGCCCCCTTCATTGTTTATGAGAATAAAATTCCAACAAATCGTGTAATTGTAAAAATGCAAACCCATATTGGATCTGTTGACCTTGGGCCATTTTCAAAATCAAGTGGTTCATTTACAGATCCATTTTATGGAAACTCGAACAAAAGAACTCCTGTTAAGTGGAAGATTCAGTCATTAAAAAATAATAATTGGATAGACATGAAATCGTTTAATGCGTCGTCAACAAGAAGAGACGGGACACCGCTAATTTCATCAGACGGCTACCTGGAGTTGTCTTACGGTTTGATAGTTCCAGATAGATACAGAGATGTTTTTATAAAGGCAGAAGAGTATTCGTCTATTAATTTTCTTCCAGAAAAAAGCATAAATGGTTATGCTTATTTGATTAAAGAAAATGATTTAGATCTTGGTGTTTACCATATATGGTTTGAAGATAATTATGAAACTTTTGTACCAGTATATGGGTGGGACGTTGCAGACGAATCAGTAAGTAGACTTACTAATTTTGTTACAGATCTGACATCACCAATAGCATATTCAAACTCAACTGACGGTCAAAATGTTTATAGAGAGTTTGCATATATTGAAGGGCTTAGAGTTGTAGTAGACACAATGACACGCTCAGACTCAACCTTTGATTTGATTGAGTTATCTCCAAGACTAGTAGTAGATCTTTCAGATAAGACCATTGATTTTTCAATTACAAAGACTGCATCAGATCTTGGTTTATCAGGTCTTCCAGTTGGTCAGTTGCTTGCATCAAACGGTACACTAAAGTTATTTGACTATGATCAAGCATTTAACATTAACAATAATTCAAGCATAGTTAAAAACTATATAACTAAAAACATTCAGATTAAGTTCTATGAGATTGTTGTTAATGTAAATGGATACGATTATTTTGTACCTATTAAAACAATGTACACAGAAGGCTTTCCCGATATTGATAATCAAAATAGACAGGTATCTTTAAAGTTAAGAGACATGTTCTTCTACTTTGAATCAATAACTGCTCCACAAACTCTTGCAACAAGCGCATCGCTTAGTTATGCGGTTTCTATGATTCTTGACTCGATTGGGTTTTCCAACTATACGTTTAAGAGAATCCCAGGAGAGCCAGATCCGATAATTCCATATTTCTTTATATCTCCAGACACAACAGTGGCAGAGGTTTTGAATCAATTGGCTGTTTCAACTCAAACAGCAATGTTCTTTGATGAGTACAACAACTTCGTTATGATGAGCAAAAATTATATTCTTCCAACAGTAGATGAAAGAGTTACAGACTTTGAGTTATACGGATCCAAAGATTTTGTTAAAGATGGAGTTTTGCAAAATAAAGCAAGTAAAAGTAAACTAGCAAACATAATATCTGTTTCTTCTCAAAACAACGACATTTTCAACGACGGTAGTATTAACTATAAAACTAGATATATACAAAAGACATATGGATCGCTCAAACAAGCAAGTCTTATAGATAAAGAAAAGACTTGGATATACAAGCCAGTGCTTTTGTGGGAAGTAACTGGAGATCAAAACACAAAATCAATTAACGATCAATCAAATAATCAGTCTAGTTATACTCTTGGTGCAATTCCACTTAACTCAAACCTGTCTGCTACCGTTCCATATGTTGCAAACAATACTCTGATGAATAACGTGATGGACCTTGGTGAGGGTGTTTACTGGTTATCTAGATACACTGGATACTTTTATTCAAATGGCGAAGTGATAAAATTTGATGCAGTAGAATATAGCATAACTGGATATGGAAATGTTTGGATTAACAACGTACTTGAATATCAAAATTACTTCTCTAAACTAACCCATAATGGAAAGATTTATCCCACTGGCTTAGTAAGAATCTACTCTGTACCAAACTATCAAGATATCAATGGTGTTACAAAACTAAAAAATGGTCCAGTTGCAAAGCACGGCAGAGGTCAGTTTGGAACCACACCAGTATCTCACAGTGCAGGACTAGACCCATACTGGACATCAAATGATTCTGTTCGTGGTTGTACGATGAGGTCAGAACTATTGTTTAGCCTTGCAGATCAGTCATCTATCAATACTCAAATAGGTGCACTAACCTTAGATACACAGGCTGCAGGTGTTTCAAACTCATTAGCACAACAGTCTGTTAGAAGTGGCATTATTAAAAACTTTTTGTCACAATACTATGGAACAGAAACAGATCTTAATAAGTTAAAAACAACACAAAGTGGAACAATTCAGTCTTCTGCCTTTATATTAAATGGTCCATCTTTTACAACAACACAAAGCGGTATTGACTTTGTTTCTTATGTTCATAAGCCACTAACAAATAAGTTTAAGCATTTTGGAACACGAATGAGAATTATTGGTAAGATTGAAAATAATCAAAATCGTGGTCAGACTCCCATTGGTAGTGACACATACTTTGTTGTAACTGGTAACTCTCCAGATCAAAACATTAATATTAGTGCTGGTTCTGGAGGCTTGGCAGTAATGCTCAACCCATCAACTAACGTTGGGTACTACTTTGAGATATTAGCGCTAACTGAAAATAATGTTAATAGTTATAGCACATCTGCACAAAATTTAGATAACGTTGTTTTCTATAAGGTTATGAGAGACTCAGCAACTTCTAAGGCTATACCTGTAAAACTTTGGGGTGGACTAACAAACATAATTGTTGATGATGGAAAGTTTACGGGGCAGTCAAGAATGGTTGGAGAAGAAAATCCAACAGTGTATGATCTAGCAGTAGAATATCAAGACCTTGGAAACATAAGACGATTCTATCTATACATAAACAACAGACTCATATCTACAGTAGATGATATAACACCACTACCAATCTATAATAATATGGCCATGTTTGTTCGTGGTTCTGCAAGATGTATGTTTGAAAACATTTATGCACTAACTAATAATTATAGTCAGAACACAACCTTTGCACTAGACACCCCAGTCATGTCCGCAATTAGCGATCAAGAAATTGATGTGAATGAATCATTTAGAAAGTATGCTATGAGCGGAATAGTTCAGTCAACATATTTATCTGGAATAAGCGCATCACAACCACCAGAATATAATATGTATTTTGAGGAGTTTGGGTCTATTATGAGAGAGGCAGCATACTTTAATATTAGGTACGATAAAGCATACCCTGCTCTTTATGCAAAACTTTCACCAACATTTAATAAGATAAAAGGGTACACAGTTTCTGGATTTAGGGCAGGTTCCTACGGAGCAGAGTTTTTAATATTTAACTCAACAGACACTGCAATCAGTCTTGATGAAACAACTGGAAACTATTTAAGAATTCAAGGTGTAACTTTTACACAGGAGTCACAGCACGAGTTAACCATGGATGAATACTTTAGCAAAAATAGTGATTTCTCAAATCCAGATATTTCTGGTTCAAGTATAATCAAGTCTCCAGTTAAATATGACAATGATTTTAAAGATATAAAAGTTAGCAGAATGACATATGGTAAAAAAGATTTTTCATTACAGACACCATACATTCAGACACAAGATGATGCTAACAGTTTGATGGAGTGGATTGTTAATAAAGTGATTAAGCCTAGAAAGTCTGTAGGTCTAAAGATTTTTGCAACCCCAATCCTACAACTAGGAGATATAGTTACTGTTGACTATCAAGATAATGACTTGGTTGATCAAGTATCCAATGTTTCAAGTAGGTTTGTAGTATATAATATAGAATATGCAAAAAATTCAGAAGGTCCAGATATGACTGTTTATCTGAGTGAGGTATAAGATGGCTGAAGCAACACCAAACTTGCCAACACCAACCGCCTCTACTGCAACAGATGGGGTTCTTGCAGCATCTAAAGATATTTTTGTTATTACAGATGAATCACTTCCAATAGAAATAATGACTGATCTTGTCTTTGAGGATATAGGCGGACAAGAGATTATCAATATATCAAGATCAGATATTGTGAATGGACAAAATGTTATTTATCAGCCAATCAAAAACCTTACATCACTAAACTATCAGTATAATCCACAAAATATAATATCATTACAAGACACGTCGGAAAGTTATTTTAAAAAGTTTCCAATACAATTAGATAAAAGAATGCCTCTGCTTGGAACTGGTCCAAATAATGAGACGGTATATATCGATCTAGACACAGGAGATCTAGTAATAAATGTTGTTGGTTTAGAAAAAGATGAGCAGGTAGAGGTCCAAATCCTTAATAGTGGGGCCCTATTTAATGATACAATATACGAGGTGAATTTAATGATTACTAATACTGGAAAAAATATCTTAGCAAAGTATTTATTGGGACAGGCTCCAGCCTATGCCTCATATATTGCCCTTGGCTGTGGAGCAAAGCCATTGGCGTCAGATGGTGTTCTTGACGACTACTCAAACAAAGAAAGACTCAACTTTGAGATGTTTCGTGTTCCAATCATTTCTCGTGGATATGTTTCTGAAGATGACATAACAAAACTTGTTTTAACTGCAGAACTTCCATCAGAAGAAAGATATGAAATAACAGAAGTCGGTATATTTTCTGCGGGATCGAATACTTCAGCAGGAGCATATGACAGTAAGTCTATCTATGCGTTTACACAGGATGAAAACTGGGAATACCATGCTACAACTGCAGCGACATCTATTCCAATTATATATGAACCACTAGACGGAGATTTGCAGAATAACGTTATAAATGTAACCGAAAGCGTGTTTCAAACAAACGCTGACAACCGTATTTTTACAAACCAGGACAGATATCTAAGATATGAAAGGTGCAGATTCTTTAACAATATTATTGTTATCAGAGGAGACGTATCAGATATATCGACTGATATTAATAATCACCTTGTAATTAATTCTGGATCAGAGCACCTTCATCTAACTGGAGCCAACCTTGATTTTAATAGGAATGCTCCAACTGACGAGATTAAATTAGCATTTACCGTAATTAATAAAGACGGAGAGTCTAATGCAGTTCCAGATAATGTAAAAATTATTGTTGAGTTTGCATCATCAGATATTTATAATACTGGAGAGTGGGCAAGGTTTGAAGTAAACCTAGACAACGGAACTGGATCAGGTCAGCATGACTTTAGCACAAACAGGTATGTAGTTGCAACAAGGCAGTTGCAGGAACTGTACAAGAGTTCTGGCTTTACCTGGAGTCAGGTTGATGTAGTTAAAATTCTTGCTTGTGTAACAGATGGTGGATCTGTAACAGATAACTTTTATGTATGCCTTGATGCAATCAGGTTAGAAAATAATAGTACTGCAAATCCACTATACGGAATGAGCGGTTACTCTGTTATTAAAAATCTAGGAGCACAGCCTATAATTAAGTTAGCAAATACAACAAACTACATTGAGTTTAGATTTGCTTTGGATGTTCAATAATGGCATTACCAGATAGCGGTATTAAAAAAGTAATAATTCCAAAGTCTTCTTTGCCACAGAGATCTGGAGAAAACAAAGACTATGCTGTTAGATTTAGAGTTGTCTCAGAAGATAAAAATAGAAGTTCTCACTGGTCAATTAAGTACACAGTTCCACTTCCAGATGTAACTGCAATAGATTATAGAGTTGCTGTAGATCAATCACATGACATGGTTACGGCTGTTTGGGTCCCTGAATCTGGAACAAAATCTGAATTTGATGTTTATGTTAAATGGGATAGTGAGCCATGGCAGTTTGTTTCTACTGTCTTTACAACAACTTACTCTACAATTATTAAAACTGGTGCAAATCATGTACAGATTGCTGTACAGGTACCAACATTTCCTAAACAAAGATATACTGGATCAACCCTTTTTGAGTCAACACAGGAAAACGTTTGATGGTATAATAGATATATCATGTCAAAACTACCACTACCAGAGCGAGGCCAACCACTAGATGTTTCATATATCTATCAGTTGGCTACAGCCATAAATGATCTGTCATCACAGATATCTCCAGCAGTTTACAAGTATGTTACAGTAGATACTCCAGGAGTAGGAAAGCAAAGCGTAAAGGCTTCTGAGGCTAGAATTATTGGTGGATACGTAAACGTTGTAAACAGTTCTACACGAAATGCTGGAACAGAAGTTGCATTCTCCTATGATTTTCCAACTGATTTTAAGTATGCACCAATCGCAACTGCAACACCAATTAATATCGGCGGAACAGATGCTGGTAAGAATGTTTCAGTAGTTTTAAAAACTGTTACAACGTCTAAGGTTGAAGGAATCGTTAGATTCGGAACAACTGGAGATATGTCTGTTGATGTTAATCTTGTTATAATTGGAATTCCAAATTAAGAATGATAAAATGTATAAAATGCACACGAAGAATGTTCATAGACAGACAGTACAGCAAAATTGATTACTTGGAAGTTTATTGCATATATTGTGGATCACGAAGATTCTTTAATCCACCTACAGCAACAGCAGAGGGACAATGGCTACTAAAAAAGGAAGTATTGAGAGCGAAGGCTACAATGAGTCCCCTATAATACAGGGGAACAAAAAAGTTTGGTTTCTTAATGGAGACCTTGTTAGAATTCATCACTTAAATAGATCTAATGGAATAATGTCTGTTTATAATATTACACAAGACAGAATTGAAAGTTGCCTTATTGGTGATTTTAAAAACAAAAGAGAAAGAGCATATACAGTTGGCCAGACTGCTGATTTAGTCAATCGTCATAAAAAGTATATGCCATCATTAATGAAACGAGGAGTCATTCCATTTCCCACAGGATCTCAAAAGGGTGGTGCAAGAGGGTTTCAGGTCAGATCATATTATTCAGAATCCCAAGTAAGAGAGATTCGTGATATACTTGCTTCATACCATATTGGTAGACCAAGAAAAGATAACTTAATAACAAATGATATTACTCCATCGCAGCAAGAGTTGACACGGCGAATGGGAGACGGTATACTTACATATACAAGAACTGAAGATGGGCGATTTATTCCAGTGTGGAATGAGTCTATTTAATAAAGGGGTATGGAATGTCAGAAGTAGAAAATACAGTTAGCAGCGACAGTACTAAGGTTGGGGTAACTCTTGGTTACACACTTAATCTTGGCAACTTTCAGTCATTGAGGATTGATCTTAATGTTATTGATTCTAAGCGTGATGGTGAGAATACAAATGACGCATTTGAGCGTGTTTATAAGTTTGTAGAAGACAAGTTGACAGAAAAGGTCAACGAAGCAAAGTCTGAAATCTCAGAGTAATGGCAGAACGCAAAGACCGAATGGCTTTGCTTTCAAGATACAGCAAGTATCATACCGCAAGGTACGAATCAAAGCCATCCCTTAATCTTAATGTAGAGCAATGGGCATCAGATGCACTGGTAGAGTCATACGGTATATCAGGTTGTTACGATATACTTGAGTATTACTTTTTAGTTTCAGAAAATCCATCATGGAACTACTTTGCATATAATGCAGAGAAAATACTACAAGCACAAAAAGATAAAAAGAAAGACGATGAAGAGAGAGCAGTTCGTAGACAAATGGCAAAGGAGTGGTTAAGTGAATAATACAGAGGCAAAACTAATCTCCGCAGTTTTAAGTGATAAGCAGGTGCACGTTCTTCTGCAAGCAAATGTTGATAACCTTCTTAGAACTCATACAGATGTGTGGAACTTCATCAGAAATTATTTTGAGCACAACAGTTCTGTGCCACCAGTAAACCTTGTTGTAGAAAAGTTTCGTGACTTTCAACCAGTCGATGGTGTAGGTGCAACTAAGCATCACTTAGAAGAACTTCAAACTGAGTATTTAACCGACAGCCTAAAAGACATTCTTAGGTCTGCAGCAGGTGACGTACAACAGGGAGAAGGCAACAAGGCTTTAGAAAATCTAATTACTCAAACATCAGAGTTAAAGAAAAATACTTCCGCAATTCGTGATATCGATGTAACTGATCTAGAGTCAGCAGTAGCATACTTTGAACATGTGAAAGAGCAACAGGCTTTGGGACATGTTGGAATAAAAACAAATCTTCCAGGGTTTGACAACTATCTTCCATCTGGAATCATGCCAGGACAACTAGGGGTTTTTCTTGCATATCCTGGTATCGGAAAGTCTTGGATGGCACTGTACTTCGCTGTACAGGCCTGGAAGCAGGGTAAGACACCACTTGTAATCTCTCTTGAGATGTCAGAGACAGAGGTACGTAACCGTGTCTTTACAATTATGGGTGAGGGACTTTGGTCTCACCGTAAACTTTCAAATGGTGAGGTTGAGATAGAAACGCTTAAGATGTGGCATGCAAAGCATCTTCAGGGCAAGCCAGAGTTTCACATTATCTCTAATGATCAGGGTGGAGAAATTAACCCATCTGTTCTTCGTGGAAAGATTGATCAGTACAAGCCAGACTTTGTAATCGTTGACTACCTTCAGTTGATGGCTCCTAATCAAAAATCAGATAACGAAACGGTACGAATGAAGAACCTTTCAAGAGAACCTAAACTAATGGCTATTGGAGAAGAGGTTCCTATTATTGCTATTTCATCAGCAACTCCAGATGACGTAAATGATCTTAGTGGAGTCCCAACACTTGGGCAAACCGCTTGGTCAAGACAGATTGCTTATGATGCTGACTGGGTTATTGCACTTGGTCGTGGAACAAATAGTGATGTTATTGAGTGTGCTTTCCGTAAGAACCGTAATGGATTTATGGGGGATTTCTTGGTACAGGTTGATTTTGACAAGGGCTATTACAGATATAAAGATTTTGAAGATAGGACGGTATAATATGTTACATGGCAAACTATCATCACAAGCCCATAAAGAAGTTCTATTTAGATGGAGTCATCCATGATGAATCAGCCATAGGCAGACTAAAGTTAGAATATATACGCTTATTGATATCAGAAATGAAACTTAGTGGATATGTACCAAGATTTGACATAGAGCCAGATTTTACTATAGACTATAATGAAAGAAAAAGAAATTTTGATTTTGCATTAACAGTACACGGAATACACGTAGGAAGAAAGCAGAGTGAATGGATCGCAGGGATAGACGGCAACAAGCCAATATATACACAAAAGAACAAATCAAACGAGTTCTCTCAGGAGCAGGTATAACAGTTGAGTCAGAAGTTGATTCAGACTATATAATTTTTTGCCCATTTCACAACAACAACAGAACACCTGCTGGAGAAGTAGACAAATCAACTGGTAAATTCTTTTGTTTTTCCTGTCATCATATTACAGACCTTATAGAGTTGATAATGCATACAAGCAATAGAACCTATTTTGAGTCAATTAGATTTATTAAAAGCAAAGAGAAAGAAGGAAACCTAGAGCAAGATATAAATAAGGCTCTTTATCAAAAACCAGAATTTACTCCTTTTGACGAGTTGATTTTAAAAAGACTTTATAACAACCTGCTCTCTTCAGACAGAGCAAAGGATTATTTTAATTACAGAAAGATAACAAATGGTTCTTGGTCAAAGTTTTTTCTTGGATATTCAGAAAAGCAAGATATGGTAACAGTTCCAGTTCATAGTCCAGATGGAATGCCTCTAGGTTTTGTTGGTAGATCTATCGAAGGAAAAGAGTTTAAGAATACACCAGGACTACCAAAAGCAAAAACATTGTTTAATTTACACAGAGTAAAGACGGCAGATCGTGTATATGTTGTAGAGTCATCATTTGATGCTATTAGACTTGACCAGTGTGGACTATCTTCAGTTGCCACACTTGGATCAAATGTTTCAAACATACAGATAGAATTACTTCAAAAATATTTTAATGATATAATTGTTATTGCAGACAACGATGAAGCAGGTGGAAACATGAAGACTAAGATAATTGAAAAACTTGGGTCTCGTGTTTCTGTAATAAATTTAGATAGCAAGTATAAAGATATTGGCGATATGGATGATTCCTTGATCTCAAACTTACAAACAAACTTTGTAGAAGATATGGTAGGAATGCTTAAATGAAATTTAAAACACAGTGGCTAGAAGCCCTAAAGAGTATGAGACACAAAGAGTATTGGAATAAATCTAATACTGTAGAATTCTTTGCTTTTATGACAAAGATTGCAATTATTTTTCCAGGACTTTTATTAGGCAAACAGTTTTGGTGGCTGTATATTTTTGCTCTCATGTCTAGCGCTTCTTTGATTTGGTCATCAACCGTAAAAACTTTGCCAACAATCATATGGTTTAATATTTTGTGGTGTGTTCTTGCATCACTCTCAATTGCCAAGCACTTTGGTTTAATCCTATGAACATAGTTGTTTTAGGCGGAGGAACTGCTGGATACATTGCTGCACTTTCTTTAAACAAAAAAGTTTCAGGTGCTAGGGTTGTAGTTGTTGACAGCAGCAAGTATGGACCAATTGGTGTCGGTGAGGGTACAACATTAAATTTTTCAAGATTACTAAAAGAACTAGAT